GCCATTGTGTTGAGAGTAGGGTGCAATTCATACTCATCTTTATAAGCATAAAGAAGCTTGGTAAAAGCTTGCAAGTACTTGATTTCAAAGAATGAAATGTCAAGCACTTCTTTAATTTGATCTGCAAATTGTCTATCAGCAAGAATTAATTTTGCTAAATTCTCCTGAAAGGATGGACCAAAGTTGGAAAAACTAACTTTTTCTTCTTGTCTCAATTTTCCCCCCTAGCAATTATTCGGCATCGTGTAAACAGGTCGTTCCAATTCATTTCAGCGAAACCATCGTCTATCATCATACCAAGTATTTTAGTTTTATTGAAGCTTCGAGAATACCCCCCTACCGCTTCTCTTATCTTGTTAGTGTTTTGCGGACTAATATGTGAATTATAGAGTTGCATGATCCCATAATTCTCCTCAATTAGCTTTTTGTTCTCAAGGATCGTACTATGGATTTTTAATTTCTTGTCTACTGACTCGCACAGGCCATAAAGGTCTTGAAAGGTGACATCTCTGTCCTCTTTCAGAATTGGGAACCTCTTTGCTAAAGTTTTTAGTCCCGCACCTTTGATGCCGGGGAGGTTATCTGATTTATCTCCATCGATAGCCCTTGCTATTGTAAAGTTCCTAGGGTGAATACCAGTCTTTTCCAGTACATCTTTCGCTGATAAAAGCTCTTTTTGGGTTGGTCGCCAAAGCAAAGTCTCGTTATCTAACAACTGGTAGAAATCTTTATCGTTGGAGACAATGATTTTCTGCTCAGCATCGACAGTTCTAGCTAAAAAAGCAATAACATCGTCGGCTTCGGTGTGCTCAAGCATGATTTGACAAAAAGGCATTTCGTTAAAGTACTCAATAAGCCTTGTTTGTTGCCAAATTCTGTTCTCAAGCTGCTCGCCATCTGTTAGGTTATCAACAACTCTGTTGACCTTTAGGGGCTTACGACCTTTTTTATAATCTTCATTGACGGTGCGGCGTCGAGCAGACCCGCTTCTGCCGTCCCAGCAGAGAAAAACTTCGTCTGGATTCATTTCTCTGCACATCTTCTGCAATATCTTTAATGTCCCTTTTAAACCCCCAATTGGATCTCCGTTAGTGGATAGTGATGGATCAACAATATATGCACGAAAGTACATATTTAACATGTCTACTAGTAATACTCTTTTCATTCTATAAAAAACTCCCAGTACAATATTGTACTGGGAGCCTCCTTGTTAGTCAAGTTGTCTTAACGGCCCTGACCACGATACTTTTTGCGGTACAATTTACTTCTTTTATTCGCACACCATTTCGTGAATGTGCCATTGCCCTGACGGGTCTTCTTCTTTGTAGTTTTCCTAGTTGATTTTCCTAATCCTACTTTAGCCATCTTCTTCTACCTCATCTTCACTGTAAAATTCTTCTGGGGTTCCATCCCTCTTGTCAAACTTAACAACTACCTCTTCTTCCAGTAATTCCAGTACCCTTTCTCGGAATTCTTCATCCTCTTCTAAGAGTTCTAGCCACTGCTTGCTCTGGAACTTCTTTTCGGTGCCATCCTTATGGACTAGCGTAAACCAAGCACCGGAAGATTTTAGACTGTTTGAATTTTTTACTGCTTCAAACCAAGACTCTTTATCGAGAATTTTTACTTCGTCGCCTGCCCACTTAATCTTAAAATTACAATATCTCCCCTGTGTACCGAATCTTGACTTTTCAATCTTGGCCTTGACCTCGGTTCCAATCCTAAATCCTTTGTCGTCGTAGATAAAAGAAGACTTTCCCTTTCTTGCGGTCAGCCACACTCTTAAAGAGTATGAATACGATAAAGCCTTCCCACCCGGAGTAAAGTAGGGTGTAGTTAGGGCCTCTGACGGGCTTCTTGTAATATTAGTCTTTAATTGATTTAAAATCAGCAAGGTTGATTGAGTATTTGCCAATGGCTGAATCAGTTTAGACATTCCTTTCGATAAGATGCGAGGCTTTACTGCCATTGTTGACAATGGGTTAAAGTCAGACTCAATATCGGAAACTGATGGCGTAAAAGCCAAACTGTCCCAAATGAAAAGCATCCTGCTTTCATTGTTTGCCAAAAGGTTCTCTATCGTCTCTAAGACAAATTCAACAGAACTGGCTTGAATATACAAGAGGTTGTCCAGATCGCAGCCGGCACTTTCTAGAAATTGTGGGTCAATAGCGGACTCTGAGTCGAAATAAATAACATCAATGCCTAGTTTTTGTGCGCTGGCCGCTACTTGGCTAGCCATATATGACTTGCCAGTTGACTCTAGCCCTGCCAATTCGCTAATCTTTCCTACAGGAATTCCACCCCAATCTCCACGCTTGATAATGCCATCAAGCCATTTTGATCCAGTAGGGATAAACTCCTTTACTTCTGTTGGGTTTTCATCCTTTAGGCTAAAAGCCACATTTGTGCCTGCACTCTTATTAATAAGAGCTTTCATGTCCCCTATGCTTAATCTGCCGGGTGATTTATCTTTTTTGGCTCGCTTAGCCATTATTCCTCCTTTGAAATAAGCAAAGGAAGGGGGGCAGCCCCCTTCCTTTGCTTTGTTTTAGCGCTTTATTGAGCTAGCAACTCTTTAAACTTGCTTTCAACTGCATCCATGTTATTGGTTGCAGCGTAAGCAGTTGTCTGCTCCTTTTCCTCATCCGAAGTACCATTCAGGTAACTATCTAGTGCCTGTTGGACCTGCTCAGAAGTTTTAACGCTGAAGAGATTATCGTAATCAAACTCCTGCTCCATAAACTCCGCAGCCTTATCCGCATCTTCCATGAGAAGAGAAACTGACCGCTGTGGGTTAACATCTACCTCGGGGTAGAGCTTGCCCTGCTTTTTGCCATAGTTAAGGTTGAGGTCGGTACCGGTCTTAGGATCGGTGATGTCCCCATACTCCTTGTCCAAAATGAGGCTAAGCAGGCGTGTATACACGGTCTTGCTGTACGACCACAGCCTCACTCCCTGATCTTCCTCGCCTCTAACTACAACTGGTGAATAGAAACGCTGCTTGGCACGAATACTATTCGCTAACTTACGATCTTCCTCTGAACCGCTGTCGTACAGCTTAGAAACGAAATCGCACACAGGACAATGTGCTCCCTCTGTCTTTTTAGGGCAAAGGAAACTCTGGTTACCTACTCCGTAATGGAACCAGAACTCTCGTAGAGGATCACCGTCCGGGTCTGGCACAATACGCACCGTTGAATCACCCTTTGGAATCTTCCAAAAATTGCTACTTCCGCCACCGTTGTTTACAGCGGCCATTTTCTTTTTCATTAAGTCTAAATTAATTCCCATTTCTTTCTCCTAAGTGTTGGTATATTGTGGATAATTTGTGAACTTTTCAATTATCGTGTACATTTCTTGATTTTCTGTTTTTATGATTGAATATGTGCTTCTTGTTATGTCTGTTTCATAGCTATGCTTCTCCGTCTCGATAGATGGTAACAGGGTTTCATCTTCCTGTAAAGTCTTCTCTGGGACTACACACAGTAGATTACACCCTCTTGGGTTTTTAAAGTCAAATGATTCGACAGGTTCTGATGACTCTGGGCGCTTTAAATCAATACTAAGAATCCATGCATATTCTGGAGGGTCTTCGTAGTAAGATATGATTTTTTCAGATGAAAGAAGCGCTCGGTATGCTGTATAGGACCAAACAATATACTTGTTTACTTTACTATACAGAGCTAAAACTGGCGCAGAGCCAACATGGTCTGTTATTTTTTGGCTATCATATAGGTAAAGTTTAAACTTAGCGCTTAAAGCAAAATGAGTCAAAACTCCAAAAATAACCTTTTCTTTCTTTTTAGCTGTTTCTGATAGGTTTTTTAAGAAAGGGCGAACGTATATCACAGAAATTTTCTTTTTAGATACCTTCTGCAAAACCCTCAAAGTAATAAACGTTGTATCTCCAGAGCCCGATAAAAAGACTACTACCTCCTTGGCTTTTGTCAAAGTTCTAGGTAATTTTACCTTAGATTCATACTCTTCTGGCGTGCTGAACCTTGGGATAATGTAGCTAGCCTCTTTCTCGTCAAACGTAACAAGTTCAGAATTTGGATTATCTTCGTGAGCCAAGTTTGCTAATTGAGTGCCGGCTTTACCAATACCAATAAAACATATCATAGCTTTTTTAGTGCTCCATAGTTCTTGCCGATACTAGCATTGACTTTATAATTCCCAAAAGGAGTTCTCCTGAACTCTTTGTATATTTTTGATATAAGGTGGGCGTCTTGATTTGAAAAATCAAGCACTAAAGAATCGTGCATTGTAAAATAAATTTTAGATTTATGGCCTTTTAATATCTTACTGATTTCAGAGGCTCTAAGCAACAACATGTCTGACGTTGTCCCTTGTAGTAAATAGTTTAGTGCATGATATTTATCGCAATAAATGTGCCTGTTAGTGGGCGTATGGAGCGATTTTCCATCAAAATACTCTTTTAGAATATCGTCCCGATTAAAGATTTTTTCTAGCTCCGGGTCCGATTTGTTACCGTCATAGAGCCATGAAAAAACACGGCGCTTAGCTTCGTCCCTTGTGGTACCGGTCGGAAACACATTCTCCATCAAAAACTCATGAATGTCTTTCTCTGGCTGGTCTATACCCATTAAAAACAGAAGGGTGCGAATCTCGGCTGCGTTATAGTCTAGCTCGATTAAAAAATCATTCTCGGGGACTATAGAAGGCCTGTATACCTTGTCAAGGCTTAAAATTGGGAAACTAGACTGTTTAGTTGTGAGCCTTCCCGTTACAGACCTCCACATATCGTAAAGAATAAATCTCGGCTGCGCTCGAAGCTTTGTAAATTTATCATA